GGGCTCTGCGGCAGATACCAGATGATCCCGGTTACTCTTCTAAGAATGCCGGTAGAGATCGCGCATACCGGTCCGGATGGCAAGCAAAGCAAGGGTAAACATTATGTTCTCCAGGTGGATATGCAGCCTGCTGGAGCTTGGCCAGGGATGCCTGCATATCCACCTGGGTAAACATTATGTTCTCCAGGTGGATATGCAGGCATCCCTGGCCAAGCTCCAGCAGGCTGCCTTGGTTGCGCCAGAGAAAACGATGCTAGCGGCCCTTCCTGCCCCGGATGATAGTATGCCTGGGGATGAGCCTAATGATAAGCCGATTGAAGTCCCTGGCCCTGCAACTGCTCCAGTAGAGCCTGTTGTGGAGAAAGCTGCCAAAGTGTTTGACGCGAAAGAGCTCAAGATCTGGGAGCCGGGAGATCTCGGGCGTTTTGGCGTAAAACAGAACATCGCCATGGGGCTGATGAAAACGATAAAACAATGTTACGACTCCCTGGGACATGAGAGGTTTAGTTATTGCGCCGGTGGAGAAGGATGGGCCAAGGTATCAGAGATCAATTCTCTGGAAAAGTTAGCCGGGTTTGTAAATGTTTTGTTGTCGGAAAAGAAAACTAAGGAGGCAGAAGAATGAGCGAATGGGTCAAGTTAGAAGGCGGCGCGGAGGTTTTTATCGATACGCCCAGGAGGAAGGGGATCTGTAAGGCTTGCAAAAAGGAGTTTGTTTGGGGAGTTACCCGGAAGAATCGTTTTAAGCCGGTTATCCAGCGGGAAGACGGGAGCTGGATCAGCCATTTTGTTGATTGTCCGAATGCTGATCAGTTTAGGAGGAAAAAATGAGAGCCACTCTTTTAAAGACGCAAGAGCAGAAATCAAGATTCGGTGGCCATTTTTTTTACGCTTTTTTTAAAGGCGAAGATGGTAGAAGTTACCGATCTTGCCTTTATCCCCAATACGGAAATTTTTCCCGGTGGCGGTCTTTCATTGGCCGGGAAGGAGTAATTTTGGAGGGATTAAATACTAAAGGGACGATGATAGATGCTGATAGCATACCTAGGGAGGTAGTGCATGCCGTATAAGAATATCGTGTTTGTAAAACTGGAGAAAAGACTACTAAATGACCCTCGGTTTTACTGCATGTCGGAGACCAGTCAGCTACTACTCGTCAAGTTGTTCTTGACCGCCGCCGAAACTTACAATAAAATTCCTAAAGACATTGGGGTTTTAAAACGCGCTTTTAGGACTAACCTCTATGAGAAAAGTATCTTAAAATCTCTGGAAGAGATTAAGCGTAATTTCCCTAAGTTTAAGGAAAACAACGACATATACTATTTCGAGGGCTTTGAGGAGAAGACTAACTGGATACCGGAGAGGTCCGGGTTAGGGTATTCCCCGGGAAATCCCAAGGAAACACTTGGGGACTCCAAAGGAATTGTAGAGAAAGAGAAAGAGAAAGAGAAAGAGAAAGAACTAAAGCAGCCTTCGGCAGTCTTGCAGACTGCTTTAGAGAAAATCTTTAAAGACAATTTCAATATTTACCAGCTGATCAATAAAGTCAAAAAGCAGCTAGGCTGGCCCAAAGAGCAGCAATTCCCGGAAGAGGTTTTGCTTGGTGTGTGCGATGCTTACTGGAGAGAAAAAGAAAAAGCGCAGATTCAAAGTCCATTCCCCTGGTTTATGGCTGTTTTGCGCAAAGAAAGCGAATCTTACTTTGCCTCTAAAAATATCGAAGAGCACCGGAAACTTAAGGAGCAGGGAGCGCTAAGTCTTAAAGATATCATGAGTAAAATCGGGAGGTAGGGGATGGCCGAGGGAATAAGAATTATTTACAAAGAAGGCGGATATACACTCGTTTGGTTTGATAAAGAGCTGGGGAGGTTGCAAGTCTATACTGCCGGCGAAAGTAAAGGGAAAACGGTGGAAAGGATTGAGGAGGTAAAGCATGAATTATTTCATGATGGGGTTTAATTTTGCGATGGGGTTTTACGCTGCGACTCTGATTGTTCTTCTCTTCTCTGTTATTGCTTTTTTTATTATTGTATTTACTGGGACTTGCTGGTTTATCGGAAAGGATGGCGATGAAGAGCTTAGACCGTTTGCTGAATAAGTTTAAGAAGAAACCGGAGCCGGTTCCGGAGAAAAAAGACATGCCGAAGGTCCTGGCGGAAGAAGGCAGAAAGAAAGGAGATCGCTGGATCACAAAGACGGCGCTGTCTTGCTTATGTTGCGGGATCCCGCTGCGCCGGCAGCCTAACAACGGACCCGGGATCACTTATACATGTTCTAAAATCTGCCGGCATATGCTCCGGGCAGGGAAAAGGAATCGTAGGATCCTAACGCGGTTATTTTTAAAAAGGAGGGAGTTATGGACGACAAGACAAACGGCGCAATACCTAGCGCGCCTAAACAGAAAAAGCGCTTAAGCATAACGGAGACCCTAGGCGCGATGATGTATTATGACGAGAAGGCTGATCTGCGAGGCAAGTCGTTTGAATCTTTGCCGAAAGTAGAATCCGAGCCGTATATTGGCCGGGCCGGGAGGATCCTGCTGGCAATAGATAAGATGGATTATATGCTGGTCCCGAAAGTTACCCAGGAAGAGCTGGAGGCTAGGCGCAGATCCCGGATTGATAATTTAACCCGGGTGATCGCGGAGTTTGTTAAAGGGTTGAAGACTACTAAGCCGGAACTTTTTCCTTACGGAGAATTGGCGCATGTTATTTTAGCGGGCGAAGAAAAGAAATGAGATATGATCGAGGTCAACATCCTAATAGTCGTAAACATAGATTCAAAAAGGAAATAAGTTCTTGGAATAAAGGAAAACATATTTATCCTGGCCATGGTTTTAAGAAGGGTAATATTCCGTGGAATAAGGGTAAACATCATTCCAAGGAAACAAGAGAAAAGATTTCAAAAAGCAAAATAGGCAAACTTCCATGGAATTTTAGAGGTAAATTTTCGCGACCAGACGGATATGTTTTGGTTTATAAACCTAGCCATCCTTATCATAACTGGAAAGGGAAATATGTTTTCGAGCACCGCCTTATCATGGAAAAATATCTTGGGCGCTACCTTAGACCTAAAGAAGTAGTGCATCATATTAACGGGATATCAAATGATAATTGCCTCAAGAATTTGAAACTTTTTGAGAATAACAGTGAGCATCAAAATTATCATCACCCCAAAGGGACTAAAATCAAAAAAGATGTCAAAATATAATAATCGAAAAACTTATTGTTTGATGCGGCACTTGCATGACTCGAAGTTTGAGGCTGGCTATTGTAACCGGCTTTTAGCGATGAAACAGTCCGGGGAGATCCAGCACTACGATGTCCAGGTTCCGTTTTGGCTCCCCGGGGGGATAAAACACATTGTCGATTTTGTGGTGAAACCGGGGCCGGACTTTTCCCGGGAGGTTCATGAGACGAAAGGATTTTTTACCGCGGTTGCAAGACTCAAGAAAAAGTTATTCGAAGAAAAGTATCCAGACATTCCGTATAAAGTGATTTATCAAAACAAAAGGAGGAAGGTATGGCGAAAGAAAACGAAGGTCAAGGTGCGAAGGAACGGAATCCCCATCTTCCGCTAGAGGAGATTTTGAACAGGTTGATGGATAGCGAGGGGTTTGTTATTTTTGCAGCCTCTTTAACGAATCGCGTAGATGAGAAGGGCCTCCGGGTAATCGATTTTAATTATCTTCGGGATCGGTTATCTTTTGAGGATACCAGGAGCGCAGTCGTAAAATTCAAAGAAGAGTTTTTGGCCGATGTAGAGAAAGGACTAGACCTTGGAGAAATCTAAAAAGAAACCGGATCCTGCGCGCACCGGTTTGGAAGGCAGGATCGCGTATATTCTGATGAAGGCCGGAGTTGCTGGTCCCGAGATCGATGAATGCATTGATTGGGCTTTTGGGCCCCGGGCCTGGTATGTCCCGATTTACCCGGACTGGATTGATCGCTGGCATAAATTACATCCGAAAGCCTTCCGGGTAAAGCGCGGCGAGAGTTTTGTGGAGTGGATCTTTGTGGTAGGTTTTATGTTTGCGATGGAAAAAAAGAAATCGCAGTTTGGGAAAGGAGATCCTAATGCCAAAGTTAGGTAGACGCAAGTTTTGTATTCCGTTGCTCTCTCATCCCATGGATTTAGATCTAGCGAAATATAAGTCCTGGATATTCATCCCGAAAGGGGAGAGAAAAAAAATTATTGATTTTTATCGTGTTTTGATCAAAATCTTGAAAAGTGGATTATGACTAATTCGATCCGGGCAATCGTGCTTATTCTTATCGGAGCGCCGTTCTTTGCTTTGGCGATCTGTATCTGGGCCATTGTCTTGAATTTACGAGATCTAGCCCCGGGGATTAGAAAACACTTGACAAAATAGCTTTTTCGTGAAACACTCTATCTAGAAACAAAGAAAACGAACCTTCTTGGAGAGCCTAGGGTTCGCTTTTTTATTTATCTTAGCGAATCTTCTTGTTATGCGAGAGGATTCGCTTTTTTTATGCCTAAAAAAGAGATTTACTTCGAGGCCAGTTATGATCCGAATAAAAAGATTATCAATATTGACGGAGACGGCGCGGCCACGATTACTTTTACTACCGATGCGACTCAACTTGCATCGGTTTTATTGTCTCTTGCAAAGCTAAAAGGTTGCAGGATAGGTATTACGCTTAAGAAAGTATATGAAAAACCTATTGAAAAAACAGGGGCGGCTTCACAAATATTCCGCTGAAAATTATCAGTTCCAGATCTGTCTTTGGATAGCACTCGGGAAGACGACAAAAGAAATCCAAGAAGAGTTATGGGATCGGCTTGAGATTAAAATGTCGGCCCAAAACATAAACGCCAATTATCGCTATTCAAAACGATGGCGGCCTGTTATTACTTATCTTCGCAAAAGGTATCTGAATAATATTTCCCGGATTCCGATTGCGAATAAAGCTTACCGATTAGCAATTCTTCAAGAGACTTTACGAGAGGCTTTAACCTGGAGGACAAAATCCGTAAGTGAATGGGGCAAGGTTGAAGAGAGAAAGATCGGGATTATTCCTGCGCTGATAGCAGAGGCCAGGAATGAAGTTGAAGGATTGAATAAACTGGGAGATAGCGCAAAAGGCCAGATGAGTATGTTGCAAGTGATCAAAATCTTATCGAATGGAAATGGAAAAGCTACCATTATCGAAAACAGAATTGGAGACAGCCAGGCAGAAACCGATGGAATGGATCGGGTTGGCGCTGGCCGTTTCGAAGTTCTCTAAGGGCCAAGCTGAATTATTAAAAGCGATTCCCCGGGCCATTGAAGAGAATAAGCCTATTGTGGTTCCTTCCGGCAATATGCAAGGCAAGGATTTTATTTGCGGCAGGATCCCGCTTTGGTTTGCGTATAACTATGCGCCGTCAAAAGTAATTATCACCGCGCCGACTGATCGCCAGGTCAAAGATATTATTTGGGCTGAATTAGAAACGGCCTGGGGCAAAAAGAAAATTGATGTCCCTGGTCGGATGCTTAGTTGTAAGCTGGATATTGAGCCGGACTGGTTCGTGATCGGATTTACTACGAAAGAGTCCGGAGATCAAACAGGCAAGGCCCAAGGATTTCATTCCCCGAATATTTGCGTGATCGTATCAGAGGCCCAGGCTGTTGAAGATAAAATTTTTGAGCAGCTTGATTCCCTCTTAGGCGCAGAGCATAACCTTTTTATTATGATTGGGAACCCGCTAAGGACTACCGGGACATTTGCCAGGGCAATCGATGATACCACTCACAATATTGTGATCCCCTTAGACGCGCTTGATTCCCCGAATTATCGATATAAGTCAATCGTGATCCCGGGCATGGCCAGCTACGAATGGATTGAGCAGCGCCGGCAGCGCTGGAATCCAGAAGGGACTGAAGATCATCCGCTCTGGCTGGCCAGGGTAAGAGGCAAGAAACCTAGGAGTTCAATCGATACGCTGTTCTCCGCAGAGCTGGTCGACTTCATGGTTAAGCACGATCCTAAGCAAGTGATTCGGAAGATTGTTACCAGCTGCGATCCTGCGGGTATGGGAGACGATGAGCAAGTGATTTATGGCGCGATCTCTGGCCGGATTATCAAAACAGATATCAAGCCTCAATGTAAAGCGCCAGAGTCGTGTTCCTTGATTTTGCAAGTTACCCGGGAGATCGGGGCGAATCATATCGTAATAGATTGCGACGGCATGGGTGCGCCGATCGCCCAATTCGTTAGGGCCATATTGCCGAAAGGGATCACTCTCCAAGAGGTTCATTCTAACGGTAAGCCGGAGGATGAGCAGTATCAGAATCTCAAGGCAGAGATGTGGTTCTACGCTAAGAATGAGGCAGAGGCCGGCAGAGAGCAGATCCCGGATGATGAGTTTTTGAAACAAGAGCTGCAAGAAATGAAGTATTTCGTAAACACTCGAGGCAAGCTCCAGATTGAAGATAAGGACGATGTGAAAGAACGGATCGGGAGGTCCCCGGGTAGAGCTGATGCCTGGGTGTTGAATGTATGGGGTCGGCGTAGATCCGCGGTAGCTTATAAGAATACCGGTTGGGATGAGCCGGGTGGATCGAAAGAAGTTGGATCTGCGGTTACGAGCGCTATGGCCGCATAAGGAGATAAGGAGTTTAATATGCCAGACGAAACCTTGCAAGAGATAGAGAAGAACGATCCCATGCGCCGAGAGATTATTGATCGGTTTAAGTATGCCTCGGATCATTATGCGCCATGGACAGAAGAGGCTAAGGAAGATTACGATTTTGCGCTGGGTGATCAATGGAGCGAAGAAGATCGGCAAGCCCTAGCAGATCAAGGTCGTCCTTGTTTAACCTTTAACCGGATCCGGCCATTGATCAATCTGGTTACAGGATACCAGCGAGAAAATACGGCCAGGATCAAAGTCAACCCCGAAGGCGGAGAGGACCGGATATTCTCCGAAGTGATGGACCGGACAATCAAGGCGATTGATAAGTGGAGTCATTTAACTTATAAGCTGGGCTACTTTTTCGATGATGGCTGCTATTGTGGCAAAGGTTTTCTGGAAGCGATCCTGGATTATCAGAAGGATCCGATTCGCGGCGAGTTGCATTTCAAGCAACGATCTCCTTACCAGATTTTGCCGGACCCGGATAATCTCGAGTATGATTTGAATTGGGGTCGGTATTGTTTTAAGGCTGTCAAGTTAAGCAAGGCAGAATTGAAAGAATTGTATCCTAAGAAAAAGGATATAATCGATAATTTCCTCGAGGATAATGATGATCCTTCGGTATCCGCTCCAGGCGTGATTCTTAAAGAAGGCGATGATGATGATTACGGGAATAGGCCGAATACTACTACCGTAACGAAAGAAGAAGACGGCGACGATGAAAGCGATTTCGATGACGACGAGAAGTTTTTAGTCAAGGAATATTGGCATACGAAGATGGTGGACCGGTTCTTTGTTATTGATAAAGAGAACGGCGAGCCGAAGAAGTTTGAGAAGAAGGAAGAGGCAGACCTCTTTGTTACTAGCCAGGCTTTCGGGAAAGTTATTGAACGCCGGGTCCCGGAGATGCATGTCTCCGCGATGTGCGCTGGATGGATTCTCCAGGAAGATGAGTTGTCTCCGTTTGAGCCTTACTATTCCGGATTCCCGTTTTTCAGATTGTTAGCAGACTGGGCCCCGAATGCCGCTAGCGAAACCTTTCGAGTTCAAGGAATGGTTAGGCCGCTCAAAGATCCACAGCGCGAAAAGAATAAGTCGAAGTCTCAAAACTTGCATATCTTGAATACGCAGGCCAATTCCGGCTGGGTTGGTGATGATAACGCGCTTACTCCGGAAGGATGGACGCAGTTAGAGAAGATGGGATCTAAGCCTGGGATCACAGTTAAAAAGAAACCTGGGGCAGAGTTAAGAGAGATTCTGCCGAAAGGTCCTAACGCCGGGATGATCCAGCGCGAAGAGAAAGCAGACGAAGAGTTTAAACAGATATCCGGGATCAATCCGGATCTGATGGGATTCCAGGAAGGGACCTCTTCTGGCCGAGCCATTTCGATGCGCATTAAACAAGCGATTCTGGCCTTGGTCCGTTTATTCTCGAATTACCGGTATTCGAAAGAGATCATTGGCAATTTCCTGTTACAGATGGTCCCCATGCTTTTTGATGATAAAAAGCTGATGAAAGTTATTGGCCCGGAATACATGAAGAAGGCCCTGGACCCCGAGAAATATCCGCAAGGGTTGAATGAAGGGCATATCAAAGCCTTTTTGACGATGGTAGCAGACAATAAATACGATGTCTATGTTACCGAGGCAGATCAAAATTCGACAATCCGGTTTGAGATATTTCAGGAATTGACGGAGCTGTTGAAAGCAGGCGCTCCGATCCCAGTAGAATTACTGATTGATTACATGGATCTTCCCAATTCGGAAGAGGTAAAGCAAAAGGTAAAAGAGCAGCAAGCGCAGCAATTAGCCGCGGCACAAGCCGCGAAGGGTCAACCGGCAGCCCAATAAAGCCGAATAGCAAAGGAGAATACCATGGCCGATATCACTCTGGAAAGCGTAAATGCGAAGTTAGAAAAAGGCGAGGCCCTAAGCAAAGAAGAAAATAAGTTTGTTATGGCTCTTCCTCCGGAAGATGCTGATGCCGGGAATAAACCGGCGACAGATGAAGGCGAAGAAGAAGAGAAGATTGATTGGGGTGCTGCCGAAGATCTAACTGGTAAAGATAAGAAAGGCGAAGAGACTCCGGAAGAGAAGAAGGCCAAGGAAGATCAAGCCGCGGCAGATAAAAAGAAAGCGGACGATGAGGCTGCTGCCGCAGAGAAAAAGAAAACCGAAGAGGAGGAATCAAAAGATCCTCTTTTTAGAATAGAGCGGGAGTTACAAAAACCCGAGGGGCAAGAGAATCTGGCTGAATTTTCGGACAGAGAAAAAGCCTATTTCTATCAGATGCGCAGAGATAGGAAGAACCGGCAGAAAGCCGAAGAGGAACGGGATGCTGCGCTTTTCAGAGAGATCCAGCATAAAAATAAAGATGAGACTAAGGAAGAGAAAACAGACGAAGATCCCCTGGCCGAATTGAAAAAGAAGGATCCGACAGACTTCTTGACGGTTAAAGAAGTGGTGGGGATTTTAGAAAAGGTTACAAAGCCGGCAGCCAAAAAAGAGGCAGAGCCGAAAGGGGCAGCGATTGATCCTGTGCGGATGAAATATCTCAAGTTATGCGATGAAGAGGCCCGGGTCGCGCATCCCGAAGATTATGAGTCCGTAATGGAGTTGACGGAAGAGATCGTCAATACTAACCCCACTTATTTGAAAGAGGTGGCAAAATCAATCGCCGCAGGAGAAAACCCAGCTATAAAAACCTATGAGTTGATAAAATCAGATCCGGAGTTCTCCAAGTTATTTCCTGCTGCCGAGAATAAAGTCAAGGCCAGGAAAGCCGGAGAGAAAAAGTCCGAGAAGTCTCCAGAAGAGATTGAGAAGGAAAGAAAGGCGCAAGAGGCCCAGGACGCTCTTGAAAAGAATAAGGATAAAACTAAAACAACGGGACATGCCGGGGGAGAAAGCGGCGGCGCGGATGAGTCAGGCAAGATCGACGGATATTCTGTTCAAGATATCATGTCGATGTCTGATCTTCAATTCGCAAAGTTGCCTAAGAAAACACGCGTCAAGTTCCTCGAGCAATACGGATAAAAGGAGGCCTTAGATGGCTAGGACATTAAGCGCAACGAATCTACGCCCGGAATTGTGGCGTAAACAGTTATTTGCGGATGTTCGGGATAATCTCTACATGACGAGGTTCATGGGGAGTTCCGAGCAATCCATGATTCAGGAGTTAGAGGATCTAAAAGCCGAGGCTGGCAGCAATATCAGCTTTGGGTTGGGTATGAAGTTGTCGGGTTCTGGCGTTACCGGAGATAGCGAATTGGAAGGTAACGAAGAGTCGATGACAGATTACGATGAGGATTTGGCCATTGATCAGTTAAGACATGCAGTCCGGTTGACGGGCAGCATGGACGAAAAGAAGAACGCTTATAATATGCGGACTTCTGCAAAAAATCGTCTAGCTGATTGGTGGGCCGAGAGACTTGATCAAGAGATTATTGACAAGCTCTGCGGAAAAACATCTTCGACTTTCTCGAATACGCCGACTGCGGCTGCTGCTACCCGCTGCATTTATGCCGGTGGCCAGGCTTCAATCGGTGCTGTTACGAGCGCGATGAAGATGGATACCAAGATCTTAGACGCAGCAAAACAGCTTGCCGCTGTTGATTGCAGTCCTAAGATTAAACCTTTGCGTATAGACGGGAAACCGCATTATGTTGCGATCCTGCATCCTTATGATATGACTAACTTGAAACAGGATCCAGTCTATAATCAAGCGCAACGCGAGGCCAATATTCGCGGCAACGATAATCCGATTTTCTCCGGAGCCGAAGGGGTCTGGAACGGGATTATCATTCATGAGCACGAATATGTCTATCGGACGAACGACGGATCTAGTGCTTATATCGCCAGGAATATTCTTTGCGGCCAGCAAGCTGGTGTGTTCGGATGGGGCCAGCCGGTCAAATGGGTTGAAAAATCTTTTGACTACGGGAACAGCTGGGGTTTTTCAGTAGGCGCGATCTTCGGAGTAATTAAGCCGATATTCAATACTGTTGATTACGGCGTAGTTACGATGCATGCCGGATCCGCAGCCGCTAGCACCGCGTAAGCATAGTTCAAATAAATAGACCCGGGCAAGTCTTTAAACTGCCTAACATTAAAAAGGAGGAATTACCATGGCAGCACTTACAGGAACAGTCGGATATCAAACGCCGTTAGCTGGTAAAAGGATCTTGATCCTTACTACCGCTGCTCCGACAACGGCAAGCGATACAATCACGCTTACCTTGGCCACGCATGGCGTAAGAACGATTTACGCTATTGTCCCGGTGATAACCGCCGGCCAGGACGCGGATTGCGCGACGATATATGCGTCGTTTAGCGGGTTGGCAATTACGCTTGTTACCTTGAACGCCGCAGGAGCAAGTGCGACGGATTGGACAGCCGTAACCACGATGTTGTTGTTGATCGTTGACTAGCTGTTAAAAAAAGAGTGCGGGGCCGAATCCGATGTGCGGAGGAGGCCCTTCACGAATTAACGGGAGGATCCTATGGGTTATTCAGAAAACATAAACCCACGCGGATATTGGCAAAAAGGGATTTACGATCTGGTATATGCGCTGATCACTAACTTCAACGCTGTCCTTACAAAGTTGGATTCTGATGGCGGGGTAACAGATGTAGATTATAGTTCTACCCTGGCTATTACATCGCCGACAATCGGTTCGACTTACGGAAAACAGGTCAAGCCGAACGGGATGTATGACGATCATGTAACTTCGCTTTGTAAACAGTTTCGCACTAACTTCGACGCTTTAATGACGAAGTTAGCCGCAGATGGGACGGTCAACGGGACGACAATATATACCGGATTGAAGTTTGGATCAGTTTATTTTTTGATCGATGTTCCTAATGCCGGTGTCAAGGCGCGGGGAATCAATCAAGGAGATTTTGTTGATTTCCTCGATCAAGCGGTGGATAGGTTCGATCAGACTCTATCTAGACTAGACAATGATAGCGGAGTTACTGATACCGATTATTTCAGCACTTACGGAATAACCGATATCGTAACGGAGACTAGCTCAAGTTCTAGTTGCAGTTCCAGCTCTTGCTCTAGCTCAAGCTCTTGCAGATCGAGTTCTAGCTCAAGCTCGAGTTCTAGCTCCAGCTTGTCGAGCTCCAGTTCGAGCTCTTGCAGATCCAGCTCTAGCTCCAGTTCTTCGAGCTCTTGCAGATCCAGTTCAAGTTCATCGAGCTCCAGTTCGAGTAATTCCAGCTCGAGTTCTTGCAGATCCAGCTCGTCTAGCTCATGCTCAAGTTCTTCGAGTTCTTGCTTGAGTTCAAGTTCTTCGAGCTCTTGCAGATCGAGTTCGAGTTCGAGTTGTAGTTCAAGTTTCAGCTCTAGTTCCAGC